CAAAAGTGTATGAACACTGCAGGAAGTAACAACAAGTTAAGAACTATTCGGTCTAACCGCACTTCTGCGGGTTACCTACTCAAATGTTGAAACCCCAAAGGAAACAACATAAGCGTCAAACTTAGATTGTTACCCTTAATAAAGGATATCCAACAATAAAACCCCTTTTTAGGGGGGGAAAGTGATCACTCTTCAATCACTTTTGTATTTACAGTACAAAAGTGATCGTCAGTTGACTAATCACTTTTGTACCTCCCACACACAAAAAACACCTAATCTAGGTGAAAATCGCATGGGGGGCTCTCGTTTACCGACCGAGCAGTCGTTAGCCACCCCTTAAAAGGGGTGGAATATTCTCATTTCAAGTCTGAGCAGACATTTTGGCTTGTTAACTAGGAATGGGTATAGAAGCTAACAAACGAATAGAGGGAATTCCAACAAAGAAAAACAAGTTGAAATCTGGTCCAGTGGCACAATAGTACTCACCAGTAAAATGGGGTGGAGTAAGGGCAGAACCATCACTACTATACTTAAAACCAATCGTAGTATCGGGTACACCAGGCCTCATAGTCGTGGCATCCACAAATGGACTCGGAAATGTACCCATAAATCGCATAGGCGATATATAAGGCATCAATACTGTACACCCATCCTGAGTACCAGTATTGTAAACAGCAGCTCCATTACCTGTATTTACCACTCCAGCATTGGTCAAGTTTGCAAACGATTTCTTACTATTATTAGTATTCTCAACCGAAAAACTATGATCAATATCCGCTGTAGTGGGTAAACAACCCGCGGTTTCGCGAAAAAAGATAGTTTTAGAGGTGGGTCTGTCTAAAGCCATATTAACAGCCCAATACATTGAACCTCTCCTACCAGCAAAACAAGGAGATAACCAACTCACAAAGGAATTCGCCACATAATTAAAAGTATCCAAACCACTCGGGTGGATATTCTTTAAAGATGTGGTTCCTTTCAAAGAGTACGGATACATATGGAAAAAAGACACATAATCAGCTTCCAATTCATTCCCAACAAAAGACCTTGTATAACAATGACGGTGCAACAACTGTCTCAAGGACAAAGCTGACTCACCACCATACACCAAATTCACTGCAGGCTCCTCTGCATCAACATCACCCATATCATCACAAATAAGTTTGGTTTCACTCTGGATAATCCATTCTTGCAATTGTGGTGGAGTCCGAGGACCCATGAATTTAAAATCTTCACCAGCTCTCACAAATACAGCCACTGATACGGGAGCATTGGCGACTGGAGATGTCAAAACATTAGTTACAGAAATTGTAATGGAACCATTCTGTCCACTAATTCCTGCAAAACCACCAACTGATGAAAATATAACAGGAGTAGAACCCTGTGACATTGTCACACATGGTGAATATGCTTCAGATTGCATGTATGGTACACAGATCTCAATATCTTGTGTTTCACCAATATCATACACTCGTGTAATATTCGCTGTTTCGCTACCAGCACCACCAGGGGCAACTCCATTACTAGGTTCAAATTGAATCCTAATACGGCCTCTATGGTATGCGGTGGCAACGATCTTGAATCTATAAATCAAAGATCCAGTCCAATATTGATAGAGAGAAGATGCATGTGACATAGGGGTAGGCCACACTGTATCTCCATTTCGTCTATACAATTGAGCTGGCGAATTTCCACACGCCCACAAAACATCATCTTGTGGATCTGAAGTACCCCAATCAAATGATGTCAAATATGACTCATGACTGAGAAAACTTTCTAGTGATAATTCATCAGTACCATCCAGTCCAACAGTTCTAGAATCTAGTGTCAATTCATTCTTGGGATCAAGGGTCAATTTAGGAGTTGGAGCGCCTATTTCTGAAGATGCGAATCCTCCAAATGGCAAATCCTTGAATGGTTGCACGTCGCTTATCACAGGCACGTTGGTATAACCGAACCAAGATGCCACACGAGAAAGAGCACCTGCACCGATCTCTGTTGCTCGCGCAAACGGGCCTATTACAGGAACATTTGATAACGCAGCGCTCGCTGTTGCAACTGCTGAAGCTACATTCGACACTGGTCCATCTCCATACTCATCTCTACCACTAGAAAAACGCGCCATATTGTCTCTAAAAGAACTCTTTGGTTGCCTTTTCTTACGAGACATATTTTTCGATCTCTTAGCTTGCAACACGACAGTAGGAGCAGATAACTCTAAATTTTCAATCCAACCATAACACCTAATGAACACTGCCGCACCTGCAACAGAATTAGCATTACGCAATGTAGTAGTAGAATCAATACGAATCTCACCCATCGTAGCAATCTCAGCAGCATTGTTCCTCATCCAATTTGCTTCGTTAAAGAAGGGGAGCGTCATCTCTCCTCCACTACTTGTGGATGGATGAATATAAATATGGGGTCTTTGGCTATAGGTTACCAACTGTTCATCGCCTGCAATAATAACTTGAGGTCCTGAATGGAGAGCTGGTTTAGGATTATAACTAATTAAACCAAGACCATAATAAAAAGGTGATGCCGATATAATAAATTTCAATTTAATATTACATCGAATCAAACCATAATTATCCAATTTCTTCTTAATGATAGGATCAGAAAGAATTAGAGTCCACGGATTAAACGTAGAAGCTGCAAATGCACCTTCACTCCACGTTGTTGTATGAATTAGCACAGGCCTCTCAGCAAAACCTCCTAAATCGAGGTCATTTAGTGCTGCACTATCATACGGAGAAACATTCGACGATTCGAATACAATCGATTCTCCAACCGAGCCGTCCGAGAATTTCACATTCTGGACCTTCTCGTTCTCGGGGGGTGCAACCGTACTCAACGGTTGCTGTGCGACATTTTGGGTGTCGCCACCATTATTTTCAATATTTTCAGTAAGTACTATAAACAAATGAGAGAGTGTACTTATTATCTCTCAAGTTAAGATTTGGTTTGAGGTTGCCTACCTCTAGCTAAATAGCTATTCTGGGGATCGCCCAAGGCACGGGGACTGAATCGTCCGTTAATAATAATAAAGTAAAAATCAAAAAACACATAATTGTCACACGTAAATATAAGATTCAGCTCTAGTTTTTGGTTACGACCTACTAGAAAGGCCGCCATTCAGTTATAAAACTGATTTGGCTTTTTCAGATACATCTCGGAATTGCTCCCATAGAAATGTATAGCTACGTAAAGGAACATCCTCAAAGTACGATTCCAAATCGCACTCTTCAATGACTTCACGAAGCATTTTAGTTTTTTTCCTCAAAGATTTCCTCACCATAGTGCCACCACTCACGCTGGGCACTTCGGATAATCTCACTAATCTGCTCACTAGCAGTAATTGTTTTCGATTTCACATACACACAAAGCATCTTCTCGATACTAGTTTCGTCCAATGGTGCAGTATGTGTCTTCTCAGCTTCATTCCATAACCAACCGCGTTTTAAAAAACTCGCTTCGGATATGTTAATGTAGGGAATAGATGCAGACTCTTTATCTGCCATAGTGTAAGTAATGCCAACATTGGCTAAACTTTCACTGATGGTTGTATGATTGAAATTGGGGAAATAATCAGATGCGGACATAATGTTATCGTCTCCATATGTCATCAATGATACTCCACTTGAGAAATCGGCCACATCATAGCCACACTCAATGAAAGTATAACGCATATACAAAGAATTTACAATAGAGTTGATAATAACGGTAAGAGGATGTCCTGAAGGATTTGATCCCCAGAATTTCACCAAATCTCCATTAAAATCAACAAGAGGATAAGAAGTATCCTGAGCAGCACACTGCATACTCAAGATATCTTCTTTAGTAAAATTACCACTTTCCTTAGCTAGCTCAATCAAAATTCGAAAGGCCTCCATGATCATACCAGGAGGCATTCGCTTATCATAAGCCTTATAATCTCCAGCAATAATTTTATCTTCACCATGTTTTGTAATGTGATCGTACATATCACTCCACTCCGTAGACGGAGCAACTGTACCAACACCACATTCAAAATCAAACTTAAAATTTTGGATCAGTCGAACATGACTCAAGAAAAGTTCACGAACAACTAATGACCAATCAAATGGAGCACCACAGAAAACTCTAGTTTTACCAAGAGCAGCTTTCTTTGCAGAAACAGCTTCATCTTTAAGATGAGCTGTAAATACAGGACTATAAGCTATGCCTTGATTATAAGAATTTCGCACATTCTTAACTCTTCTAGACATTTCAGGGGCAAGTTTGACAGGATCAGAAAGACCACGCTGAGGTTCTTCCTTCAATAGATGCTTCTTCTTAGACTCACCAAAAGGCGCACCAGCAGAAGTAGATCTCTTGACGGAATCAACGAAAGCAATACCTTCTGCTCCATTAAGGGCATCAAATTCATCATACCGCTGTAGCATCTTAATTGCACCAGACGGTAATTTTGAACGAACATGGGCTAAATAAGCATCTCCACACTCACGAACTCGACCAGGGTCTAATTGCGTAACTGGATCACACATATCTAAAGCCGCAATTCGCCATGGACGAAAACTAGCCATATCAGGTTTAGTATGGGTGGTATCGATACCACGTTTGTTAATAGCTTCCCGGATGGGAGTATTACAAACTTGAGATTTGGGGGTGGGTCGATAACCTTTAAAACTTCCATAAATGGTAGCAGCTCCATCTTCAATATAGCGAAACACACTCTTGGGATGTAATGATCCAAGTTCTCGAGTTTTCTTCTCAGAATTCAAGACAGGATTTTCCCAAGTAATAGGTGGTTCACCTAATTCAGATATCATAGATAATAAAACACTTTTTAAAACTATGGTAGCTCCTGCTCGTGCTCTGCCATTATCAATAATACCAACAGAATGTATACCCAAAATACCTTTGCTTTGGCCACACATGGCTACTAAAGGCATACCACATTGACCATTATAAGTCTCAGCAGCAATTGGCGAAGTAGCACAATTAAGGGGAAAAGTTAGGTTCTTAGCCTTAACAGACTCATACCTAATATGTTTCATAGGATACCGATCAATTCGGCCAGTTTGGGACCTATCAACATAATGTCCTTCACTGTGACCAGTAGGCTGATTATCAAGAAAATAATCGACGATACTCTTCCGAGGAGGTACAGTCATTAATCGAATCATAGCAATATCCTTTGCAATATCTCGAACTATATCTTTTTCACTCACAGCACAATCAGATTTCATAGATATACCATTCTTATCAACACCCATAAGTATAGATATACCATCAATACCCTCGGGCAGAGAATGATTGTTTGTAATATAATAATGTTCGCCTACACCAACTAAACGACACACAACTGTGTGCTTAGTACCAAAGGCTTCAGCATACAAAACATTATGTTCAACTCGTTTTGAAAGATCTTCAATATTCATACATTTAGCTTTTTCACTACCTTGAAAAGTGGTGATCTCGCTAGTTTCCGAATAATAATAATCCTTACGTTCACGTGTAAGCGGAATAATATTACCTTGAAGACTACCAGAAGACATCAAAAACTTCATGGCAGTTCCGGCAACAATAGACGCTGCAAGGATAACAAAAATAAAAGGAACTTTCACAACGTTGGTCTGAATATTTCTACCCACAAGCATCATGGCATCTCGCTGCCTATCTCTCCAGCCTAGAAATCTCAATTTCAAAACTAGAAATGCAATATCCATGTTGTAAGTAACTGTACTAATGCACATCTTACGAAACATAGAACCAAAGATACCATACAAAAGAGAACCAAAACCAATATAACACAGGGGTGCTATAAGACTCTGAGTCTCAGCTTCATAACAATCACACCAAGCAGCAACTCTCTTGCACTTCTTGCAATATCGCGGCAATGGCTTTGTCTCTGGTGCTGAATCATCGTCACAATGGCAAATTCCTATCTCACCGCAACCCATACAAGGGTCGCAATACTCGCACCAACCAGATAAAGATACATTGTGTAAACAACGTACATCTCGTTTTGGTGCTAAATCTTCATTTGCTTTTGGTTTTCTACGTAATGGAAAATAGCTCATACCTTCTTCATCCAATTCAATCTCATCAGCAGGAATACTATCAGGGTTGAACAACCATGGTTCACCCATACAATCATTATCAGAATCACTATCAGAAGAATAGAAATTCTCATTAATTGAATACTGAAGAATTTGATCAGGAGGAGTACCAAAGGCACTCGGAAGATCTTGAGTATCAGAACTTTCAGACGGACAACCACAGAACATTTGAGGTAAAAGACACTTAGGGCAATAGGGAGCCTTCAAAATAGAATCTGTTCCCTTAACTGCTTGAGCCTGCTTTTCATCAAAAGCTTGAATAGTTTTAGTGTACCACGCGAGAAAAACTCCAATCTCGTTAGTACGAAATAATTCAGTGGTGATAGTCTTTCGACCACGCGCAGAAACTTCTTCAACAGTAATATCCCAAAAATCGGGGTATCTACCAAATTCCTCTGGCGGAACTTTAAGTCCACCAAATTCATTACGAAACTCAGGTTTGGGTTGAAGATTGAAGATATAAGGAAACCGGCGCCTAGCGGCAGCTGGATAGGCAAAATACGCATCAGCATTTAAATCCTTGGTATTGGTTGTACCAATGATCAATTGACCTAAAAATGGGTAATTACCTTTTTTCTCGATCGAGGCCTGATTAGTAACGTAGGGAACGTTGTTAACCAAGTGTAATAATTCGAGAACACTCATATCTGGAGTTGCTCCTTTGGTATGGGCCCAGGCTATATCATCAAGCACTAAGCACCACATCTTAGGATCAAATCCATCCCAAAATTCAGCACACGGGGATCTTACATACTTATATTCAGATTCAACAGGTAAACTGCGAATCTGACCATAATGAGCAAATAAAATATCTGTAAAAACACTCTTACCAATAGACGATTCACCATGAACTAACAAGGCGAAAGGTGCGGGGCGAGTGGATTGACAGATCTTCTGGCTGTACAATTCGGCTTTAATAAGGAGTAGGCGAGCACGTACAGATAACACAACTTTCTTCTCAGCTGCTGTCATCTTAAACATAACGGCTTCAATATCCTTAAACTCCTTCAATAATGTGGCAAGACGTGCAGCCAAATTAGTATGCTCAACTCCAGCCGCAACATTAGTTGCAGAGTAGCGAGCGTAATCTTGGCAATAAATCTCGACACGGTCGTAATATTCACCATAGGCATCAGGGGAGTGCAAAATATGCTCAACACTCATACCTTGATAAGCTTGATAACCAGCTGTACACAAAAATAGTGACATAGCAAGAAGCGAATCAATAAAACCGACTGTGCTTGAAAACTTACGTTTAGCAGAGGCGGCTTCAATACGGGAATAACCAGCGGTAGTTAATGAAAGACCTGCTCTAGCAAATAAGCCAGAACAAAGTGCAAACATTAAAAATTTGTTAATTTTCTGCATTCCAGGAGAATCACAAAGATCCTTAAATCTTTGATGATTGTCCTTGCCCATTTTAACATATTCCATAAAATCAGCCTGGGTTTCAACATTATCACCAAAAGCTTCCTGAATACGATCAGTAAGCTGTAAAGTGATAGAATCTCCACCATTGATACTTTTCACAAATGTAGCTACGGCAATAGCTTGCATTTTCCTTGAACTAGCATCAGATAACTGAAAAGCCAAAAAGATGACAGATTCAATAAGTGAAGTACATGAACGAAACAAAGGTACTTGGGTAAAAGATGAGATATCGTCAGTAATCAAACCTTGAGTCCTAATACATGGATTTCTATGGAATTTGCGAGTTGATGGCTTAATAATAACTCTGCCTTGAAGCCACCCATCAGGTGGTTCACGCAATAAGAATCGAAGCTCGCGTTGTTCTTGTTCTTCAGCCCAATGGACCAAAACTTTTATACTATAGCCAATAAGCAAGTACATTAATAATGGAAGATAAGGGTGAAGATAATACAAGAACCAACTAAGAAACGGAAGCATAGCAAACTTAGCTATGTTCAGAAACTTCTTCAAAGCTCTAAGAATAGAGCGATGGATTTCTACAAAAATCTCACAGATTTTAAGCAAAAATAACTCAACAACGGGGTAGACTACTGTGTACATGACACCTCCGAAGAGGCCATACAAGGCTTGGGACAGCACAAAGAGGGGGGAAAACATGGTGATATAAAAATGATGCTCCTCATGTTCGACAGAACCTGACCAATCTAAAACAGTGACTTGCGAAGAGAACAAGAGAACAAATGACAACTAAACCGTAAAACGCTAGTTGTTGGTATTAACTCTCTTCAACGAAGTTTGAATTGTTGGCAGGGTAAGGTAACTCAGAGGGGGATAACATCGGCTAAGGTGTTAGATCTACACAGTAACTTCTTAGAAAATTTTCGGTTGGTTCCTGCCGGAGGACGATACCAACGGGACCGAAAAAATTCAAATAGTTTTCCTTTCTTGACACGGGTGGGGCAACTCATGCCGCTGCAATGGGGGATTGCAATGAAGGGGTTTTCAGTAATAAGACACAACCTGTGAAGGTTGGCAAATATTCAGAATTTATAGTTTATAAGGCTCGTTTCGGAGCTCGAGGGGGGGGGGTAGATATTTTGTAATTATAGGCGCTTCGCAGCGCCTGTAGAATGCCTGCATTAAAAATAAAACAATACACGATATAATCGCATACGATTGTATAATAAACACAGACAAGCCACCACAAAAGTGGTGGCTATAAAACGGGGAAGTATAAAACTTCCA